ATATATTTCCATCTACGCGGATACCAGCAGGGGTATATACTCCGTTAGCAAACTGTGAAAGCTGGTTTAACCTCAACCAACCATCGTTGTAGTCTGCTGATAAAGCAGTTCTGTTATTAAAAGAAATGCCCCTCGCATCAGCAGTTGAGTTTGCAGAGAAATTAATTACATGGGTTGTATCTGCGCTGAGTGTAAGAGCGCCTGTGCTGGTAATAGCACCACTAGAGATAGTGCCGGTGAAAGTAAAGGACGCTGCCGATCCATCAACATGAAGAAGTTGGGCTCCTTTACCGTTGCCAATTCTGAGATCTCTGAATTCACTAAATCCGTCTTGATACCCGCGATAGTTAATCCACATATCTGTGGCATCGCCGCTCAGGGAGTAACCAGCATTCAGCGTGTTAGCATTTGTTGGCGAGATGTAAAAAGATGCTGCCGCCTCTCTAAACTTAACTAGGTTGATATTGGTTAGATTACGAGAAGAATCTATAACCGTTGTAGTGCCTATACGTAAAGCACCCTCAAGGATGTCTACATTACCGTTTCCATTTACATGAAAGCGAGGGCCATACGAAGTGCCGTTATATCCTCCAAGTTTAACTCCTGAATAATCAGACAACGCAAGGTGTGAGGATTCGCGGAAAATAACTGGAGCAGACCATCCTGCGGGATCTGCGGCAGTAAATTTCAAGCTAGTAGCTGTCTGAAGATTCCCACTACTGGTAATAGCCCCACTAGAGATGGTTCCTGCGAAGGTTGCGTTCCCAGTGCCGCTCAAGCTACCTGCAAGTTGACGAGTAGTGGAATTGACACCTGCATACCAGTAGAACGTATCTGATGTTGTGTAAACGCTATTTATGAAACTTTGGCTTTCCACTCCAAGTCCGTAAAACTGAAAATTATTGCCTAATGCTGCGTCATATAAAACAATCTTGCGGGTTCGTATACCGCTGCGATTAATAATCAACCCTGAAACTGTGCTTGCTATGTTGATATCGCCGCTTGCTGTAATAGCCCCACTTGAAATTGTGCCTGCAAAGGTTGCGTTAGCACCTGTCAATGTAAGAGCAAGTGTTTGACTGGTTGGTTTAAACCTTATAGCACCAGTTCCTGTATTTGATATATCCGCAAAACCATTAGTAGAAAAGTTTAAATCTTCATTTATAGTAAGGTTGCGGTTAGAATCAATAACGGTCGTATTTCTAATACTTAGACCGTCATACAGATCACTACCTACTTGCGACCAAGGCTTAATCACTCCAGCTTCAGCAGTCCTGACCCACAGACTAGACCTAGTTAAAGTTGAAGTTGTGGCCGATGTCGTTCCGTTGCCGTAGCGAGGCAAGGCCAGTTCCATCCAGTAATCGTTAGAATCAGTGCCGTATCCGTAAGTATCACCTAACGAGATCCTATTTCTGTACCATTGGATGGAGACAGGAGAGGGAGGATTAAGAGCACCAGAACTACCTACAAAGCTCCACCCCCACATCGCAACGTTAGTATTTAGATCAGCGTAAGCACTGTGAGATTGAAATTGACCGAAGTTACCGACTAAGGATTTACCGTACTCGTCTGTGTACAAGGCACTGGCAAAAGTTACATTTTGCACTTCTCTTGTAGAGCTTATTATTGGAGTACCGTTTACTTGATATCCGAAAGGCGCGTCTACGCCAGTGTCGTCTAGTATCTTAAAATGCACCTTGTTAGTATCTTCAGGCTCGTAGAAATGCAGTTCTTCGCCAACAAGTTTAATCGCCATATCAACAGCAGGGTCAGTGGCAGTGCTGCTGTTGAAGTTTAGTGATGGCGATGAAGTTGTCGTGCTCGTTAGGGTTATGTCACCCGCGCTTGTTATTGCGTCAGTGGATATGCTCGCTGCGTTAATGTTTTGACTAGCATCTATAACCGATATGCCGCCAAGCGTGTAGCTGGCGGCAGATATGGCTCCTGTGCTAGTTATTGCACTAGAAGATATGCTTGCAGCACCGCTAATTGATGCGGTGGCAGAGTCAAGAATCAAATTGTCAGAGGTGCCGTTGTTAAATATTAATTTAAAAGTTTGGTCAACTCTTAGGCGATAACTATTTGCATTGTCCACATCGCCTGATCCCCAGCGCATTAGGTTAGTGCTACCGTCTTTCTGCTTAATGTAAACCTGAGTGCTGGTTAGTACGGTTTTGTCAGTGGTTCCAACGCCGATTTGGGGCGCATATACTAATCCATCGCCAAATCCATCAATGATAAATGCTCTTTTAGTCGGCAAAGCACCGATTGCGAGACTGGTGTCCCAGACATAAAAATCAATGGAATTAGTATAGTCAAGTCCGCTGTTATGCCTAGTGACGATCCTGTGAGAATAACTGTCTGCGTTGGCATAACCAAAATTTATCTGTGTTGAATCACTACCGGTTGAAGTGTCACCGGATCGTAATTTAAGGCCCATCCCGTCCGCACTGGATCCTGCTATCGCTACGGTGTGACTAAACTCAAACGTATCGCTCGCAGTCTTCCATAGGATAGAAGCATCTGTCGTCGCATTAACCGCATCTTGGATGATGATACCGGCGTTGTTCGCGGTGCTGGATGAATCACCCGTGGAATAGTTTAGGGTTATGTCCTTGTCGGCAACGGTCAAATCTGCCACGTTGATTGTTGTAGTGGTTCCTTGAACGGTTAAGTCTCCGGTGACTACCAAGTCACCTGAGATGGTGCCTCCACTGGAAAGTAAGTTCTGACTTCCTGAGACGAATACATTGTCCGAGCTTTTTATTAGCCCTGAGCCGGTTATCTCGTAATGGCGCTCGTCACTATTGCCGCCGTCAAAATAAATACCTGTGGTTGTATTGTTTGAGCTTGGTGGCGTAGTAGATCCACTGATTACGGTCGTCGTTCCGTCTTCTACAACCCTGACAACAATTTTAATCTTGTATGTCTGAGCCGTTGGGAACAGGCTTGATGCAAGCGATGCAGTCGTTACCACATAGCTGGTAGCGCCGCCTCCAGCATTTGGGATCATTTCTAACGCACCGCCAAAGTCTTGCAGTACAGAAAAATATCTTGCTAGTGGACCGCTATAGCTTGATCCTCTATCAAACCCGCCAACCCGCATTTGCGTTGAGGATGGAGTCCCGCTGTTTACGATAGTAACTCGCTGTGTAGCGGAGGGCGTTCCGCTATAGCTTCCGCCATTGGGCTTAACGTAGTAGTCAACCAGAACATCAACTCCGGTTAATTGAGCTTCTGCGCTTGCTGTGCTGCTTGTGCTTGCGCCAGAAAAATATTGTGTAGCATCGTAATTGTCGTTTAACGCGACCTTAGATGTGATTGAGAATGACTCACTCGCTGAAGCCGTTGTGAGTGTGATTTCGCTAGTTGAGTTGTTAACCGTCCCGCCAACCGTTGATACAACCGAACCGCTAGACACTGATATATCGTTAAGGGCTGCCGCGCCCAAACCTGTTGGGCTTAATAGCACATCCCCAGATGTGTTGTAGATCGTAATGTTTGATGCGAATACTCGTCCATCGTTACCGACCTTAAATGATGAATCATCAGGCGAATACTGATTAGTTTCTGTGTTAAGTGTCGCATTGGTAAACATCCTGTAATCAGTGTCGTTACCGTCAATGACTGTAATTGTTCCAGCCGTAGATCCAACCGCTACCTGACCGCTAAACTCCCCAGCGGATGCGTTTACGGTGCCGGTAAATGTCCCTGACGTGGCTGTGATTGCGCCGGTAACGGCCAAGTTAGTGCCGTCAAATGCAAGCGAGTTGTTCCCTGCGTTGCCGATACTGAATTTGTAAGCGTTCGTATCATATCCAAGGAAAAACCCTGTGCCGCTGTTGTAAGCACTCTGGCCGCCCTTTATAGAGCCGCCTTGGTTCATTGTGATGCCGCCTTGGGCAATCTCAACATTTTGTTCAATTCCGCTTTTAGCTACTGCTTGACCCGTTGTCTCAGTAGACTCGCCAAGATTGATTGAGATCGTATCGTTGTTAATATCAATCCCAATCGTAGGATCGGCGACATTGTCCCAGTCCACCTCAACAGCACCCACAGTTGCGAAAACGGTGGTATTGGGATCATTGGGCGGTTCTAGGCCGGATCTTGATGCGTCATCTGTTCCGACATTCTTAACCGCTCGCACCCAGTAGTATCTTAAATCTCCTGGCGACAAGGTTTCCCAGAGATTACCTGTGCCGCTTCCTGTTGCTGTTGCGGTAAAAACAACTCCAACAGTATTAGAGGCTGCACCCATAGCTACGAAGTTTGTATTTCCCAAAGTTCTTATCGTGTAGGTATCACCTACATTCACAACTGAAGGAAAGAAGATCAAAGATTTATTTGAACCATCGTGAATAAATTGAGTTCCGTCAGTCTCACCAATTTTAATCGCAGATGAGAAATTTGCATTCCTTGATGCGTAGACGTAAATCGTCCCAAAGTCATTAGTCTTGCCAGGATTCACCCAGTTCAACTCATTACTTTTTAATCCAGGGGTAACAGTCAAGCCACTAGGACTAGGCACGCCTCTGAATGCGTCTGTGATGTCGCCTGTAGCCGTAATCGTGGAATACTCATTGTCTGGCGTTACCGTGGGATCATCGTAAGCGCTTTCTGAGTCTTCCCGTAAAGTTAAATTAACTCCTCCTTCTTCTGAGAAAGTCCATCCAACACACTGAAAGATCTTGTTTGACCAGCTCAATTCTTCAATAGAGACTTTAACCCGATCACCTGCCGTTATCCTTAAAGCAGCCAGATTGGCAGGAAAGCTAATCACCTTCTGCTGATCGCTTAATTTAATTAGCTTGTGTGACAGTCTCTGAGCCATGTAGCTTGAGTTTGTCATGGGATACTGGACTTCTTTTTCCAGAATCTCATCGTTATCCCTAGTAACAGCGTCAGCCAACTGAACTTTGGGGAACTCCGTGGACTTGTGATTCTGAGCAGGGTCAATGAAAAGACCTTTGATGGTGTTAAATCGGTCTGATCGCTCCAAAGAAGTCTTGATTGAGATTGCTCCAATCAGGTCATCTTCGTTTAATGTTTCAAATGGTTCCTGTATCGTCTCATCTTCATAAATTCCAGCGTGAACGATGTACTTGCCGTTAGAATAAACAAGGTTTCCGTTCATTGATGACAGGATCTTGTTTATGTTCTTTTGATGTGAGTCAGTCGCAAAAACTACACCGTTACAAGTAAAACGCTTTTCCGTGCCGCCAGGAACAGGCACTGATGCATCACAACCTTCTGCGGCAATTTCAACGGCATCCCAGTCTATCTTGCTGGTAGGAATGCCCATACCCAAAATGGTATCCGTGAGATAATCAGCAAGACAAAGTGCTGGGTTGTCCGAATAAACCGTGGTATCTGTTCTTGGATCATAAACAGACTTACCTTTTACCAATGCTTTTACATTTGAAGGCGCAAATTTGTCCCAAGTCTCCGCTGAATCTTCGTTCAACACCCACTTCATTGCTAAATAAGCAATACCATCGCCACGGTGAGCGGATGTATAGTTAGCAAACGGGCCTGTCAATAAAACGTCTGCTGTTTGAGATGCTTCACCTAAATGCTTATTAATTACACAAATGGTTCCGTTCTTGGGGCCAAACTCAATAGAGCCAGAACCAACAGCACCGCCAGCAGAAGATCCGCCGTTTATATCTGCGTTAGCAATTACAATGTCATCCATGTGGATGTCGGTAATGTCGTTTAATTCATGACCCGCTAGAACAATTGTCTGATAGAGGTCTGAGTTATCGGTGCCTGATAACCCGATAAAAGAAATCGGGCCAGATACTAATGCCTCACCGTAGATTATCTTTTGTGGTTCTGTCGTTGATCTAACTGTTCTCTGTCTAGAAGCGTCTGTATCAACAGTCGGCATTTCTACTTCAAAAAGACTCATTGCCTGTTTAGCAACTAAAGTCCCGCCAACTACAACAGCAGCACCAATCGCTACAGCAGCACCTGCACCAAGCGTTGCAGCAGCAGCGGCTCCAGCAAAAGCCTCAAAAACGAAAAAACCGACTTTTAATAACGCTACTGCTACTTGTGGCATAAATTCCAACCCGATAATATATGCTGCTCAGGAATTCTAGCGAATCCTTTCTTTACTAGACAAACTGCCGTGTTACCCAGCTTGATACCCATAAGCTGGCTGTCTGGCGTTTTTACGATAACTGGCGAACCATCTGGCAACGATCTAATGTCTTCCGTAGGTTCGCCTAAAACGCTTGCAGCAGTGTCTTCCAAGTCGCCAAAATCCTTAATGATAGATTCAGCGTCTTCCTCAGAATTATAATGGAAATCGGCAAGATAGTCTTTGCCTGTTAATTCTTTTACTATGAAACCAGCGAATTGACAGCAATCCACAGAGCCATAATCAAAGTCTTTCTTTTCCCACTTATTTAATGCTTGATAGACTTGCAAGATCATTAGCGCATATATTGAGGTTGACGATCTTCAGGTCCTCTTGGCGTACCCACTCCACCGGAACTGCCAGTTGATTTAGCGCCCCAATCAATCTTAGCACCTTCAATTTTGTGCATGTGACTGAAGAATAGATCACCAGAAGACTTTTCCTGCTGGGCTGCGTTGGTATACATCAAATTCAAAGACCTGTTGAACCGACTCAATTCGGACTCAGCGATCAACTGGATGGCATCACCTCCATCGGCACCGACTGACATATTCATTTGATCCATAAACCCTGCCCAAAGCTGGGTAGGAGTGTCAATTAACACATCATCAGTATTTAAAACACCAAGGTAAATCGTGACAGGATGGAGGTAGTAGTCTTCGGTTAAAGCCACGCCTGATATCGTTGCGTCTAAGCCTGATAAGGTGAGCGTAATAGCGTACGGACTAACGTCAAGACCTTCTTCTACCTGTGAAATAGACCCAAGGTCTCCGACACCCAACCAATCTTTATCACCAGACCCATCGTCCCAAGTATACGTTCCTAGAGAGTTGTGAAGATAAACCGTACCAGACGGAAACTCTAACTTTGCGAAGGTGACAATTGCAACGTGCTGTTGCGCTAAAGCTGTCGCTACTGCTGTTGGAAATCCTCGGCTCATGCTAGAACATCCTCTACTGCCTCAATGGTGAAGTTTGAAATTATGCCTGGCTGTGTATCCCAAGACGTTGAGCTAGAAAGCATGAAAACTCCGAAAACGGGCTGTAGATAATCAATTGCATCAGCTCCATTTAAAAGTGATGTTGGCTTCCTAATCGGCGGCGCAATCGGTATAGAGACTGTATTAGATCCTGTTGAATTACAATCATCAGTGACCATGTGAAGTTCATTGTTAAACGCGATGTAATCACCCGCTTTAAGATATCCTGTCTGCGAAGCGGTTGCTCCACTAGCTACTAAGGTAGAGCCTGTTTGCCCTGCGCTGTTCACAACTAAGCTATCAGCGGGATTGCTAGGCGCGACGCCTCTTTTCACAGCGGAATGATCATACAAATACATTCTGTGTTGTTGCCCGTTCATCTTCGCCAGAAACCCCTGCATTATCGCTCTGTCATTGCCAGAGAGATTATTAAATCGCATAGATATCTTCCAGAGAGAACCCTTTCTTGACGCAGTCTGAACTGAGTTAGTCAACGGGCTTTGAAACGTCCGAGTGTTCGTCACCAGCTCAAACGTGCTAGATGATGGAGTTATACTTGGGAACATATATACAGTCATTACCCGAATCTCCGGCGGCGCATCAGATCTTGTATGCTAAGTATAGTTTGTTGCGAAGTCTGCTGCATTGCTGCGCGAATCTTAATGTCTACGCTTGTATCTGCACCTCTGGCATCTACGTTATTGACTACGGTAATGCCGCCGCCGCCCATTTTGTTGCTAGGAACAATCGAACCCGACTGATTAGGGACAAACATTTCTGGCCCACGCTCTCCAACCATATAGGGTTGTCCAGCTTGTACTGGGCCGCCAATAGCTTTACCTGTCAACCCTTTAACAAACGACAAAAACCCACCAGTAATCTTATCAATCACAAATAGCTGGATAGCTTGCATGATTAATTGTGCTGCCATCTGCTTAAAAGCATCTGCAACTGAAGCTGTGCCCTTTACGATGCTCATTAAACCATCTGACATACTTTTAAACGTGTTTTTTGTAAGAGTGTCTAAATTGTCTTTAAGGGTAGGCAGCTTATTTAAAAAATCATCCAGAGCATTGCCCATTTTCTGAAAGCCAGTAACCGTAACCGCTGGCAATTTAGCAATACCCTCTTTTAGCTCGGCTATTGTCTCTGCTGCTTCTCTGTTCTTCGCGATAAATTCTGTGATGTCTGCAACTAATGCTTCACCCGGATTCTGTGTTTTCAACAGTTCTATCTGTGCATTAATGTCTGCAATAGAGTCAGGCAAGCTACCCATCATCTGCTCTGCTGATTCTGTGATAGCGTCCATGAATGGGGTAACACTTGCTATTTTGTTATATACATCAATAAATGTTTGCAAAAATGGTATAAGCCTTCCGCCGATACTGTTTGCAAATTCAAGAACTGAAACTTTTGCAGATAGGAAAAAGATTTGCAGTTCATGCAAAATGTTACGAACAAAGCCAAACGCTTTGACGACAGTGTTAGCAACTTTTTGCCCAATGTTGCCAAAATCGGAAGAATCAAGTGCCGCCTGTCTAAACCCGTCAGCAACGAAAGTGATAATTGGCGCGAAGGCTACTGACAATTGATTAGTAAGCCCAGTAAAAACAGCTTTAAGACGGGTCAGGGAATCGTTTGCCGCCTCCATCTGGGCTGTATCGGTTCGGCTTAACGTTATCCCTAGCTGTTCAGCCTCCGAGGTCATCTTTTCCAAGGCAGCAGAGCCACCGCCCAAGGTATTAACTAGCGCCACACCTTCAGAATCGAAGAGCTTCATTGCCAATCTAACTTTGTCAGACTGCTTCTGAACTCCAGCCATAGAATCAGCTACGACAGACATCTGCTGATCTAGTGGAAGGTTAATTAAATCCTCAGCATTAATACCTAGCTCTTGCAAAGCTCCTTTTGCTTCACCAGTGCCCTGTGCGGCTTCTGCGGCTCTACGTGTAAACCGCTGCATGGCCATATCCATCGTTCCAGTGGATACGCCTGTTAGCTCTGCTGCGTGCCTAAGTCCTGCGAGCGCGGTAGTTGTAACGCCTAACTTGTCAGCAGTTTTTGCTAACTCATCACCAGCGGTTAAGGAGGACTTAATTAAAGCGCCAAAGCCTGCTGTGCCGACAGCCCCAAGAAGTGCGGTTTTCATATTGAATACAGCGCCCGAAATCTTCTTCAGGCCACTGGTAACGCCAGAAAAGCCTGCTTTGGTCTTATCAACCGCTTTGATGCTTATTCTTACGTCTTGGTTAGCCATCTTTGTCCTTCAGAATCTTAAAATATGCCATCCACTCATTAACTTCAGTGAGCGACATTTGCTCTGCGTCTGCTATAGTCATGTGCAACCGATCAGCCAAGGAGATTAAGTTCATCCTTAACGGATCGGACATTAGTTTTTTTCGGCATCCTCCGCTGACTGAATCTCGGCAAACATTTGCTCAGCAATGCCAGAAATGACTGCTGTTTCTTCTCCCATAAGATCAATTCGATCTTCGGCAGCTTTAAACAGCTTTTCGCCATCCTCACTTGCTGCTTTCATAACGATTAAATCAACCATAGCTGCGATGGTCGTGTTCTCCAGAAATTTAGGATGTTTTTTCTGAAGCTCGTTAATGTCGTAACAAGTAATCGGAAAACAATACATGACAAAAGGCTGACCATCTTCGTCAGCCCATTGTTCAACGGTTATCGTCCGTGGCGTAACTGTGCGCCTGTTGCGTAGCTCCTTCGCTAACCCCATGTGCTACTCCTATACTGTTGCTTCAGTCACGGCGCCTGAAACTTGCACCTCAAACGAACCCTCAACCATGCCATCAAAAGATGCAGTGATTTCGTTGCTCGTTACAATGCCTGCGCCAGTGTAATACTTCTCGCCGCTTCCCGCTCCTGTCGGGTAAACCTCAAAGTCAACCGCCGCCGCAGCATCCATTACTGCCTGAACCGCGTCAGCATCATCCCAGTAAACCTCGGCAGATAAAGTGCCGGTTTTAAGCGATGAAACGTAGGTGCGATTGGTATCACCCATTGTGGTGTCTTCGATTGTGTCCGCTGACTGCGTTAGGGTGTAGGATCGAACCTCGCCCATAGCAGCAACAGAGCCGCCGCTTACAGCGAGCTTGATAACGCCTGTTGAACCTTTAGTTGTAGCCATTTTAAAATCCTCTAAGTTGTGCCTCTGGTGAATTGGTACTCAATCCGTACTGTTATAATAACACCGCCGACTGGATCAATAGAACCGTCATCTGTTTCTATACTAACGATCTGGGTGTCTATCGCATAACCACCCCGCGTTCTATCAACGTCTAACTTCTCCTCGATTGCCTCGATGATGTTATTTCTGGCCGTGTCTATCGCTGACGCTTTTACATAGCAAACGAGCTGATAGTCAACCGTCGCAAATCTTTGCGTCAGTGTGCCTTTTATACTTGAATCTTGCCTGTCTTCGTTCTGTGTCCTAACTAAAATAGCAGGAAACTGTGCATTGCTTAATTTTTCAAAGTCGAAAGGCTCTCGCGTAACGTATTTCACCGCCACCGGCGTAGTAACTGCTTGCAACGTGGCCACAAGATTTGCTGCTATATCTTCTCTGATGCTCACAATTGCTTCCTAAAATAGTCACCTAATCTTGCTTCTTCGTTTCTATTAAAACCAAAAAAAGGTCGCGTTTTGTTATTCATCGCTGCCTTTTCTGCTGCTTCTTTGTTGTCAAAATATATTTCAGCAGTTTTGCTATCCCTGCGCCTGACCTGCATAGACCTGAGCATTTGACCAGTGTTAAAAAGATCGACTGGCGAGGTTGGCTTGCCTTGCTCTGACAGTGCCGCCATATACTGCGGAGAATAACCCTTGAAGCCGCCACCAAAACCTACACCTTTTGCTGTGCGCTCTTTTATGATTTGCTGTCCTAACAAACCAGTTCGCAAGATAGCGCGGGGTATATCTTTCGTGACTTCTTTCTGTGCCTTCTTCGCTACCTTCTGAACATCTTTTGGCTTGGTCAGTAATTTGATACTAAGACCGCGAGCTAATGCACCAGCGACAGCCATTATCGCACCAACCGGCCAAAGGCAACGATTGTCTTCTCGTCGTCGTCAATACTTCCGCTGTTATCGTCGTCGTACTCAACGCCGTCTTTAAATATGTCGCTGATCTCTTCCTCGTAACGTACCTTGTAGAAGTCCAGCATTTCTTTGAATCTGTCACCCTCTACCCAGTTGGTTAGCTGTGGCAAAGCATACTTCCATAAGACTAAGTAAGTATTGCAGCGCGTCCATTGAGAGTCGGTTAGATAAGACGATACCATTTCGCCTTTGATGCCCTTCTTGTGCCACCACTCGTTCCGAATGGTTCTAATCAAATCAGCCTCTGCTCTGGCGTGTTCGTCTGCGAAGGACGTTATGCCGAAAGTCAGGATGTCAGGGATCAAAGCTACTAGATCTGAATCTTGTGAAAATGCCATGTTATATCCCTACGATTTTACTTAATCTGTCCAATAAAAAGAAACAAGCCCCGCCGTAGCAGGGCTGCTTCTAAGTGCAGATTATAGTGCTGAGTCAAACAACATCTCAACGCCATAGGTGTCGTCAAGCTCGCCTACCCCATAAACAGCAGTAGCGTTAAGCTCAAAGGCTCGCAAAGATGCGTCGCGCTGTGGCTCGATCTGGAAGTCACGCTTCATAGCAATGGCGAGTGCTTCAGGTGCAAATACTGCGCCTTTTGCGTCGCCATCGCCGTCGATGGTGAGATTCGCAGACTCGTAGATGTCAATCCCTGCAATCGTACCAACAAACGCATTAACCATAGCGGTGTTTTGCGCGATGCCAGCGTTTGGATTTGCAAAGGTGTTCGTCAAGTTAGCCTTAAGTTGATAAGCCTGAAAAGGGTGCACAACCGCCGACATTCGACCAGTAACCTTATTGCTACGCAACGTTGCAGCAGCCTTGAACAAATCAGCAACTGTGATTTCTTGTCCCGCAGCGCCTAAAGCACTTGAGAAGCCATCAAACAAAGCAATTAAGTCTTTGTCCATCTTAGTAGCAATTGAGTTGCCAAGGACAGTTCCAAGCTCTTCTGCTGGGTTGCCAGAGCCCATTGTAGCTACGTCGGTCAATACGACCTGTGCGCCTACTTCTTGAACGCTGATCGTAATCGAGCTGGTGCTGACAGTCGTTGATGACATATCAGTGCCTTCGGTTAAGTCAGCAGCCGCGATTGCAGGGTACTTAGGAACCTGAATGGTTTTACCAGCATCAGCGCCGATATCATAACGGGTTACAAGGCCCATCATTAAGGATTGCTCTTCAGCAGTGAATCGTGCCTGAGCGATAATGTTGACGAATAAATCGTCAAGAGTTGTTGAGGTTGTAGCAGCCATCTTTATATCTCCAAAAATTGTTTAGGGTAATTCGGTCATTTGGATTTCTTCATCGCAGAATATGCTTCTCTGCCACCAGAATTCCAATTCTCGACCATATCGGCCACCGATACAGGCTTCGGAGTCAAGCCACCAGCATTCCCAACGCTCCCTGTGCCGCCACCAGAAGCGCGGACAAAGTGAGGGTTAACTGTTAAGAAATCAGCAACAAGCTCATCAACTGAGAGCAAATCACCGCTTCCGTTATATCGCGGCGTACCTTGATCGTCTAGCACTTCAACCCCGCCATCTTCAGCGAGTCGTACCTGACCTTTTAGCAACTGCGATACCTGATCTGGGGATACTGCGTCATGCTTGCTAGCTGCGTTAAGTAATGATCCATCGACCAAAGTCTCTTGCAGCTTTTGCTTATACGCTGTTATCTCCATATCTTTCTTTTCGACGGTCTGCTTTAAGATACTTTCAAAGTCACCGCGCTCTTTTTGGCGTTCTAA